CTCTCATAAACAGGAAACATTCAAAGATGATTTCGGCAACTACTATGACAGGGGCGGTCCATTACACATCAAAGAAACAGATCAAATCAAGAATCTTATTGAAGGCTTGAAGAAAGATCCTAATGGTCGTAGACATATTATCAATGCTTGGAATGCAGGTGAGTTAGATCAAATGGCATTGCCCCCTTGTCACGTTATGAGTCAATTCTATGTTAACAAAAATAAAGAACTATCTTGCCATATGTATCAAAGAAGTCAAGATGTCTTTTTGGGCGCCCCGTTTAATTACGCAAGTTACGCATTACTTACTCATATGATTGCTCATGTCTGTGGGTATGGTGTAGGAGAATTGATTGTATCAACCGGCGATACCCACATTTATCAAAATCATGTAGACCAAGTAAAAGAGCAACTGTCAAGAGAACCATACCCCCTACCTAAATTGTGGTTAAATCCTGCAGTTACTAATATTGACAGTTTTACTATGGATGATATAAAATTAATTGATTATCAATCTCATGGGCAGTTAAAAGCCCCAATGGCAGTTTAATGTTAAAAGGAAGTTCTAGGAATAAATACTATATAGGAGGATTTATGAAGGGCATATATTGTATTGAAAATCTAGATAATGGTAAAAAGTATTACGGTAGTTCAAAGGATGTTGAGTGGAGATTAGAGCAACATCGCCGAGGACTACGTAAAGGAATTCATATTAACGTTTATCTACAGAGGTCATATAATTTACACGGAATAGATCGGTTTTCTTTTTATCTAGTAGAGGATATGGGTGATCCTACTAAAAAAGAACTCCAAGCTAGGGAACAATGGTATATTGATAACAACATAGATGGTTATAACATAGCCTCAGCCAATGGTGGTGACACGTTATCCAAGCATCCTGACAGAGAAATTATAATTGAAGATAGATCAAACAAGTTCCGTGAATGGATGAATAATTTAACCGACCAAGAAAAAAAAGAAAGATTTAGTAAACCAGGTAAAAGTAATCCAAATTGGCGTAACGGTGGAAGAAAAATATTATGCCCCATATGTAATACAAACAAAATAGAACCTAAATCTAAAACCTGTGGTGAATGTCGTGATAGATCAGGTACACAAAATCCATTCTACGGAAAAACACACTCGGAAAAAACATTGAAAACACTGAGCAATTTGGGAGGTAAGTGGATCAAAGGGATTGACCCTTCTTTGTTGCCCTATACAACATATTATGAGATAATTTATCCAGATGGGTCTATTAAACAAGTAGTAGGGTTAAAGTCTATTGCCGATGAATTCAATGTCAGTATCGCTAATGTCCATGCTACTATCAGTAGAATGGCTAAAGGTATAATGCCGAGCAAAAGTGTTTTTAAAAATCATCTCATTCGGAAATTAGATTGATAGACAAATTAAAGCAGATATGGCAGTATGATTGACTCAGAAGAAGCAAAAACAATAGGATTTGTAGCACATACTATTAAGATGGGTGATGTAGAAGATCCTGATTTATTTGTGGCACAGCCGATACATGAATGGCAACAAACTGAAGCAGGCAAGTGGATAATGAAAAATTCTAGTCCTAAACCAAGTTGGCATCGTATCATTAGTTATGATACATATGGGTATCTATATCAAATTAAAGCATATTTAACACCTAAACAATTAACATATTGGAAGTTGAAATACGAATGAATATACTGGTTACCGGAGGTCTGGGACTCATTGGTCACAATGTAGTTAAGCGACTACAAGATCAAGGTCATGTTGTGTCTATTATGGACACACAAACTAACTACGGCATCATTCCTCAAGATGAAATCGATTATCTCGTTGAAGAACGAACAAAGAAAATCAACTTAGCTGGTTATTACAAGTATGATATTTGTGATAGTGAAAAAGTAAGTAAAGTTTTCAACATCGAACAGCCAGAAATTGTAATTCATATGGCTAGTTTCCCAAGACAGAAAGTAGTAAACGCTAACCCTGCGTTGGGTAGTCGTACAATGAGTGAAGGATTGCTCAACTTGTTGGAAGCAAGTAATAATTATGATGTGCGCAAATTCATTTATATCAGTAGTAGTATGGTATATGGTGACTTTGTTGACGATGTGAAAGAAGATGCAATCTGTAGACCACAGGGTCAATATGGCATTATGAAATTAGCAGGAGAATGGCTAGTTAAAGATTATACCCGTAAGACTAATCTAGTTCATACTATTATTAGACCCAGTGCAGTTTATGGTCCACTTGATGTAGAAGATAGGGTTATAAGTAAATTTTTACTTACAGCAATGCGTGGACAAACTATTAAAGTTAATGGTGCGAATGAAACACTAGATTTTACCTATGTAGAAGATGCCGCAGATGGAATAGTAGCCGCCGCACTGTCAAACAATACAGAAAACAAAACATATAACATTACCAAAAGCCACAGCGTCACATTGTTAGAGGCAGCACAAATGGCGTTAAAATTAGTGGGTAGAGGTACGATAGTAGTTAATGATAGAGACCCTGATTTCCCTAGCAGAGGTGCATTAAATATTGATGCTGCCCGCAAAGATTTTGGTTTTGACCCTAAAATTGATGTACCAGAAGGCTTTAACTTATATTTTAATTGGCTAAAATCAAATACTTACTTTAACCTAGCATAAATATATGCATGTGGATCTTATCAATATTACCTGATTTTGTAACTCATATCATCTTTTTTGCAGGCGTAGTAGCAACTATTGCTGGATTTGTTCTTAATTTTATACCCTTCATCAAGCAATATACTCTACCTGTACAGGTTGTGGGAATATTATTATTGAGTTTTGGTCTATATTTAGAGGGTGGATTAGCAGATCAAAATGTATGGAAATTAAAAGTTAGCGAAGTACAGACCAAAGTAGCAGAAAATGAAGTCAAGGCTCAAACTGCAAACACCGAAATAGTAACTCAGTTAACTACAAAAACCAAAGTAGTTCATGATCGTGGACAGGATATTATTAAATATATTGATAGAGAAGTCGCAGTAGACAAAGAAGTAGTTAAATTCGTAGAAACTTGTGCGATTCCAAATATTATCATACAGGCACACAATGCCGCAGCATTAAATAAACCAATAGAAATTACCAAACCACCTGAAACTGCCCCTACAGCACCAACTAAGGTTGAAGCTCCTGTAGTACAACCTACAGTACCTAAAGAAAAAATCATATCAGCTACAGCAAAAAAGTGGAGTAATTTACGAGAATCCACAGACCATTCTAGTAAAAAAATAGATAAACTATCTCCCGGGGAAGTTGTAGTAGTTGTCAAGCAAGATGGTAAATTTACATTAGTAAAGCATAATAATAACCAAGGCTGGATAAGCAATGATTATATCAGCATCGTAGGGGACAAATCATGAGATTGATAAAACTTCCAATTATTATTGCTTCAATGATACTTGCAGGATGTGCTACCCCTGTACCGGTTGTACCTAAATTCCCAGTTGCACCTGAACAATTGTTAAATAAATGCCCAGTTTTAAAGACAATAGATGGAGAAAAGATCAGTATAATTGATTTAACCAAGACGGTCACTGAAAATTATAACTCATACTATGAATGCTCTGCGGTTCATGATAGTTTTATTGACTGGTATACCACGCAGAAACGCATTTTTGAAGAACTTAAATAAACCAAAATAGTGATAAATACACTATAGGCTAGGATTTACTTCAAATGACACAAGAAATAATTAATATTGGTACAACGCCAAATGATGGCGAAGGTGATCCGTTACGCACGGCCTTCCAAAAAACCAACAACAATTTCACTCAGTTATTTTCTACTGCTGTTTTCACTAGCAATGCATATAGTGTAGGTAATTCTACGCAAGTAATATATACTACCCCTGTAAGTACTTTTACTCAGGGCGTGTTTCAAATCAATTCACAGGATGTTAGCAATCAAGATAGCCAATATATAACTTTGAACGCAAGCGTATTGAATGATGATTCTGGGGTAAAATGGAGTGGCCAGGGCACAATGTTTAATGGTAACTATTTGACACAGTATGATATGGATGTGTTTGATTCCAATGTGCGTATATTGGTAACCCCATTCAGTAATACAGCACAACTATTTCATTTTATATCAGCAGATGTTACATGGATTGGTGAAGACAGCCCAGGATTAGACCTACAACTTGATGGCTACCCTAATGGAAATGATTTATCTACAGAAAATACATTGTTGATACAAACAGAGCAAAAGAATTAAGGAATTCAAAATGAGAGCAAAAGAGTTTATTACTGAAGGAACTAGTGAGGGACCAGCACAGCCTAATAATTTTGCAGATAGTCATATGGATGCTATTAAAGGTGCTCTTTCTATGCCTGATTTGAGTATCAATAAATCAAATGGTAGTCCTTATATAGCCTGGAGATTTGGTATTGCTATGGCAGGTGCTCCTGATTATCCTACTCCACCTAATGGCCCAATGGCAGGTGATCCATTGTTATCTACATATACAGATGTAGAATTAGAAATTATTAATGCAGCGGCTAAGTCAGTTGGAGCAGGGAAAATTAAAAAACTTAGTGACAACCGTAGTAGTGAAATGGATAATGTACATAAAGTAAGTCCAATTAATGCTTTCAAAGGGTATAAGAAAAAATGAGAGCACACGAGTTTCTAACTGAAACAGTTGCTAAGACTCATTCACATCATGAGGCAGCACAACGAAGTTTCACTAGATCACGGGATCCAGGTGGCTATTACCCTACATATCATCAGTATAGAACTGGGTTGGCGTTAGCTATGGCAAACGGTACAGGTGAACCAATTGATGTTGACCATGAAACAATCGTAGGACCCTTCTGGAGTTATCATCCATACACAGAAGAAGAATACAACATGTTTATTCAAGCAGAAAAAGTAATTCCTACAGAAAAAGAAACTATGCTACCTTGGAGCAAGAGTAAAGAACCTGAGGATACAAACACTACGAGTTTAGTAAAGCCATTTAAAGGCTACAAGAAAAAATAACAAACATCAGTATTGAGAATAAGTAATTATATCAAATTACAGGATTTTCAATGATTGATATCAATAACACTTTAGACCTAATTAAATTAAAATTTTACAACGAATGGTTATACACTGCGCATATCTATGACGAAGGTACTAGTCAAATGCATGAGGCTTTGACTGAAGAAGTTGTAAAAAAATATATTGACCCATTAAACATAAGTAAAGACGCTAAAATCTTAGATGCAGGTTGTGGTGTGGGTTATTTCCTAGATTCAATGAAGAATAGAGGGTATACTGATTTAATTGGTATTACATTAAGTCCAAATGATATAAAAGCATGTGAAGATAAAGGACATACAATTAAGAAGTATGATTTAAGCTTTTTGCCACAAAAAGATGGATACTATGATGAAAGTGTAGATTTCATTTTCTGTAGACATAGTTTGGAGCACAGCCCTTATCCTATTTTCACTTTGATGGAATATAACCGTGTTTTAAAGCAAAACGGCAAATTATACATTGAGGTACCAGCCCCAGATTGCGATAGACAGCATGAATGGAATCTAAATCACTATAGCATTTTAGGAAAAACTCAGTTGGCTGCATTGGTTGACCGTACTGGGTTTGGTGTTGACACATTTGATATATTGTCATTTGATGCTACTTTCCCTAGTGATGATAATGACCCTAATAGTGAAAAAATAGAAGTTAAAGAACACTTCTATTGCTTGGTTCTAACTAAGAAAAGACCACTGGATATCAAGTAAGTTTCAAAACTTTGATAAATACTCTCTATATGAGAGTATTTTTTTATGTCTACACCACCACCATACAACGAAATTACAGGTCTATATGTACAGATAGACAAACACATCAAGGATGACTTGGCAAACTATGATGGCAATGCTCGTCCTGGTCAATTAGTAGTTGACACTACAGACTATTCACTATATATTGGCAATAGTCAAGGTAACTTAAATGTAGTTCCAGGCAGTAGTGGAAGTTATGGAAATAGTAATGTTGCTACATACTTAAACGCAGGTACTGCTGGAAATGTCAACCCTTCAACTGATAACATATACCTCCTAGGAAATGCAACACATCGTTGGGCTAACTTGTGGTTAGGTCCAGGTACTATCTATATGACAGACTCAGCAAACACCGCAAACGTTGCGGGACTAACAGTTTATGACGGAGTTTTAGAAGTCAACGGTGCCACAGGATTACAAGCAAATTTAATTAATGGCAACACTACATTAACATTAGATAGTAATGCTAATGTTACTATAACTGTAGCTGGTTCAGAAAACAGTTGGACATTTGATGACTCTAATAAATTAACTACACCTGGCAATGTCCTAGTACAAGACAGTAATCAAAATGATATCATTGAATTAAGAACTGATGGTAATATCGCATTTAATGGTAGTTCTACATTATCGGTAAATGGCGGATTCTTTGTGAGTTCAGTTGCCTCAACTGATGGTCAAGGTAATATTGTAACTTATGATAACGGTGAGTTCAAATACGGTCCACAGTTAAAAGACTATGCCGGTAACATTGGTGCTAATAACATAACATTGACTGGTATATTAAAAGCACCACAGACAACTAAAGCCTCAAATGCTACAGGAACACCTGGGCAAATCTGTTGGGATGCAAATTATATCTATATATGCACCGCTACAAATACTTGGAAGCGTAGTACATTAACAGGCGGATATTAATGTTCGATCCATTCAAACAAGCTAAACTACAAAACGGTTATCAATCCATGAAGGAGTATAAACCTGCTCCTGAAAAAGATATGACACTTGATGAGTTAAAGCGTTTGAGTGGGTCAGGAAAAATCACAGGTGAAGCAAAAACACCTGACTATTCTACATCAGCTAAAAAAGCTGAGTACATGCGCGAACACAACATTCGTCCTGGTGACAAAGAATGGTTCAAACTGTGGTTCGCACAGCCCCATATTACAGGCGAAGATTCATTTTCTAAATAGTAGTATTCATTAGCTAAATATAGCATGAGTGAAACTTTAGTAAAAACCCCGTATACTAAAACACAGTTTACGCAACAACAGTTAGAAGACTTTGTAAAGTGTTGCGATCCAAATACGGGTTATCTATACTTCATGGATAACTTCTTTATGATTCAACACCCTACTAAGGGCAGTATGTTGTATCATCCGTGGCCCTATCAAGAACGATTGATTGAAACATATCACAAATATCGTTTTAGTATTAGTTTGATGCCTAGACAAAGTGGTAAGTCAACAAGTGCTGCAGGTTATTTGTTATGGTATGCTATGTTCGTACCAGACTCAACAATTCTTATTGCCGCACACAAATACACAGGTGCTCAGGAGATTATGCAGCGTATTCGTTATGCATATGAAGCATGTCCAGATTATATCAAAGCAGGTGTGACAACATACAACAAAGGTAGTTTAGACTTTGAAAATGGTAGTCGTATTGTCAGTGCCACAACTACTGAAAACACTGGTCGTGGTATGTCTATTACACTATTGTATCTTGACGAGTTTGCATTCGTTCGACCAAGTATCGCTAAAGAATTCTGGACTGCTATTACTCCTACATTAAGTACTGGTGGTAAAGCGATTATCACAAGCACACCAAACAGTGACGAAGATCAGTTTGCTTATATCTGGAAGGGTGCTAACAAGACAGAAGATGAGTTTGGAAATACAACCGAGTTGGGTATAAACGGATTCAGAGCATACCGTGCTTATTGGAACGAACAACCAGGCCGTGATCAAAAATGGGCCGATGAAATGAAAGCACAATTAGGTGAAGATCGTTTCAATCGTGAAATTGGTTGTGAGTTCATTATTGCTGATGAAACACTTATCAACCCTAATACATTAATCATGATGGAGGGCATAGAACCAATCAGTAGAATGGGGCAGGTTCGCTGGTATCAAAAACCTATTAAGGGTAATATATACACAGTAGCACTTGATCCTAGTTTAGGTACAGGTAGTGATCCAGCAGCAATACAAATATTTGAAGCAAATACGGCCACGCAGGTGGGTGAGTGGAAACATAATAAAACAGACATACCTAGCCAAATCAAATTAATAGCACAAATCAACAAATATATTACTGAATGTACGGGGGAACCAAACAATCTTTATTATTCTGTAGAAAATAACAGCATAGGTGAAGCTGCATTGATTTCACTAAATGAGTATGGAGAAAGCAATATCCCTGGAACTTTCATAAGTGAACCAGGTAAAAAGCGTAAAGGCTTTAACACCACTAATAAAAGCAAATTAACTGCTTGTGCCAAGTTCAAAACACTAATTGAAAGTAAGAAATTAACCATAAATAGTCGTAGTCTTATCAGTGAATTAAAAGCATTTGTTGCACATGCCGGCAGCTATGCTGCTAAGATCGGGGATACTGACGACTTGATAATGGCTAGCTTACTGACAGTTAGAATGATACAAGAATTAGGATCATATCATTTTGAATTGGATAATTATGTCAAAGACCATGAAGAAATGATAGCCCCATTGCCATTCTTTGCCGTACTTGGCGTATAATTTGATAAATACATTTATATGCCAATAAACAAAGAAACCCTAAACAGCAAACTATTTCGTGTATTATCCAAATACAATCCTATTCCAATGGATGCTACTGGTAAAGTAACGCCATTAGAAGATGAAGCAGATGTTTTCAAATTTACATTTACCAAAGATGGTAAGTCATATGGAGATGTTTTTGCTACAGTAGATGATGATAGAAAAGTAGTTTTATATTATAAAGACGATGTAACACAAAGTCCTGATAGTCCCACACCCGGAATAGGATATGACGATAGCTGGTGGGGATTTTTAAAACAAATAGCACAATGGTGGCCACGAGAAGGATTTGAAGGTCGTATTCTAAAAGACATGGACAAATTGGGTAATGATATGGCAAGAAGGAAGCATATGAAAAATAAAGATCAACTAGGGGAAGGTTATTATCCTATGGGTAAAAAAGCAAGTTATAGCGATGCAGTTCCTACTGTAAAAATCGTAATTGAACACAGCCGTGTCATTGAAGAAGGTGAACAACGCTATCGTAATATCAACAGAATATTCCTTGAGAATCAATTAGGTGAACGCTATTTACTTGATACTAAAAAGCCTGGTGTTGCACGAGTATATGCTAGACACATTGCTGAAGGTGGCAAAGTAAATGATGATCGTTGGTCACATATCCAAAGCCTTTGCGAAGAATATAGTAAAATGGCTGGATTTGTTCGTGCTACTCGCAACGGACAATTTAATGAATCAGCACAAAAATTAGTTAATGAGGGTATTGCACATTATCAAAGTCTACGAGAATCATTGGGTCGTATGACAAGCAAGCGTGGGTATAATACTTACTTTGAAAGTTGGACACCAGCATTAATGGAAAATGAAGGTGAAGAAACTAATCTAAATGAATTATTTGTTCAAGAAACATTAGATCCAAGAATTGAAAGTGTAATGCCAATATTATCTAGATTACACAAGAAGGTAGCCGAGTCTACTATTGACAGAGAAATTAGTAAGTTGTCAGAATGGGCTGATAGTCTAACCGAAGATGATGGAATGCAAAGTAATAATCCAGTAGGTATTCCTGAAGGTGAAAAAATGGATGAAGAGGTTATTGGTCAACCAGAAGTTGGGCACCCAGGACAGGCTGGACAAGGATCATACAGTGATGCTGAACATACAGCAAAAACTCAACATCGTTTAGGTTCACATACATATACGGTAACATCAGAACAAGACAATGATGGTGATTTCTATTACTTCATTTATGAGAATGGACAAAAAGTGTTCTACGGTACTGAAATGGATGGTGACGAACTAGATGTTCATGAAGATGCATTAGGTCCAAAGATCAGTAGTGCATTGATTGCCGAACACAAACAAGCAACTGCACATTTATAT